GATATCAGTAGGGCTAGGACTAGGTTTGTATTTTGCTTGCTGTTCGGCATAACCGTCTGGGTCCTCGTCTGTAATACGCATAGTCTCAACGTTATAATCTAAGTCAATCTTTTGGCCAACACCGGTAGAACTACGACTTTTCATACATTGAATCTGATACTTCCCACGTTCACGCATACTGCGATTAGTAAAGATACCAAACACGTTGTCCGCTGTATTAATTTTACTAATACCACCTGCAATGTGACTGTGATCGAACTCTACTTCATCAACTGCTGATCGGTTCAACTGTGATGCCGTTACTAACAATATACCTAATTCTTTAGCTAAGTTACGCAATTCTTCTGCGACATACTTATCTTTGATAAACTGGTCGTTAGGACTTACTTTAATTGATACTGGCATGACCAAATCAAGATAGTCAACCATTACAAAGTCAACTTTGATACCTGTTTGAATCTGAACTTCTTTCAAGTATGAACGAATGTCGTTAACGTTACTCTGTGCAGGTAATCCTTTAACACGATACTTTCCGGACTTTTTACTTGTAATCTTAACTTTCAATGCAGTGTCATCAATAGCTTTACGAATCTCTTTAGTACTCATGCTAGTCAACATAGCATCAGTACGCAAAGATGTTAGTTCTTCTGAAAGTTCAAGTGAGATATAGACTCCACTCATACCCTGTTGTAGCCAGTTCAATGCCATATTCATCATAACTAATGACTTACCTGAACCCGAGCCACCTGCAAAGATATTTAATTCACCACGACTAAAACCACCATAGAGTAACTTGTCCATCTGTGGCCAGCCTGTGCTGACTTGACCACCTGCATTGAAGTATTTGTTAATACGTGCAGCCGGGTCAGCAAAGTAATCTGTACCCATGTCACGTTGTAGACTGATTTGTACCGCGTCTTTGATTAGTTTTTCAACAGGATCAAAATCACCCTTCTCAAGCAAATCAGCCGCAGTTAGAATCGCACGTTCTAGTTCTTGTCTACGTGTAAATCCTTCAAACTCATCCAAAAACCATTCATAGTGACCTTCTGTCAATTCAGGGATAGGTTCTAACTTAACGCCTGTCGTGGCTTCAAGCATCTGTGTGTCAGGGATTGTGCTATACTTCTCAGTGCTTTCTTTGAATGCTTCTACCACAGACCGCAATGACTTGTCAAAGTTTGCTGGATTAATGATGTTTGCTACACGGGTGTATAGTTCAGCATTGGTCAACATCATTCGTATAAAATATTTTTGTACTTCTACCGTATATTCTATTTGCTTCTTAGAATCCTTTTTGTTTGCCAATTTTCTTCCTTTGTATTTCTAGTTTTATTTTACTATTAGTCGCACTTTGTAAGATACTTAGTAGCGTCGGTAGTCTACCATACTTTTTGATAGCATCATTAACGTCCTTGATACCAGCTTCCCAATCAGGTAAGCTTACTTGATATCCCAATTCTAGTGCCTTATCACATAATTTTAAACCAGTCGCATCACGATCCGGTACTACAATTATTTGTCTGTTCAGGGTGCTCAACAATATTGCTTGTTCTGGGCTAATATCATCATGCATTAATGCAACACCGTCTACACTTAATGCATCAAATATTCCTTCAGTAACTAAACACACACTCCAGTCTTCTCTTTGTGCATCTATGTTAAACACATACCCTTGCTGTTGTACGTTGATATACTTTGGTAGTTTGTCATCTAAGAATCTACTAGTATAACCTACTATATTACCTTTAAAATAGTAAGGGATAATGATTCTATGTTCTCTCCTAGAGACAGGATTACCTGTACCAATCGGCGTAACTTTAAAGGGATAGCTGTTATAATGAATACCCCGACGTTCTAGATATTCAATATATCTAAAATGTCTAGCATCATCTAAATTTAAATCTTCACAGTCATCAGGTAACTGTTTAATTTCAAAATTAACATTCACTCGTACTGCAGGCTTTGTAAAATCTAAAAAGTCTTTTTGTTGTAGACTTTCTAAGTTCCAACGTAGTATGTCTTTTTCGTCAATGCCACACCAGCTTAGTAACTGACGTACTTTATATCCAATAGATTTACCTAACGTGAAACCACACTTGAAGTTACAGTTGAAGCAATGATAAGACCAGTTGTTGCCGTCTATGTGTATGCCACCTCGCATTCTAGCATCAGGGCGATGTCCTTGATGATGGCAACAAATTCCGTTAAAAGATACCCAACCACCGTGGGTTCTTCGTTTCTTACCGGGAATTATAGAGAGAATATCAAACATGCTTGACAATTATAGCATGTTCTGTTGAGATAATCAACAATTCAGGATAATTATCTTGCCAATATATTAGTGACTATACCTGCATTACTTACAAACTGCATTCTGATATATGGATGATATCCTCTAACCACATAGCCCTTTGTTTCAGTAACATTTGCCAAATCTACATCAGCGATGATCGGATACCAATCTCCATTAACAATCGTAGAACCTTCAATGATTACGTTTCCGTAATAGTCAGTATATTCTGCTTGTAGAGATATTATGGGATTGTCGTTTGTTGAGACTACACTAGTGTAATAGGTGTAACCTGCATTAGAGTTTGGTGCAAGCTCTGATATATTAGGGAATGCTTGACCAGACGGTATAGATACACTCTCGGATGGAAGGAATGACGGTAAGACAGAATTAACAATATTAATATCACCTCTTGCTCCAGCATTCTGATCTACAAATACCGGAAAGTCAAATTCACCCACTGGAATTTCTAAAGAGTAATAACACTTTTGAGGATCAATGTCTTCAAGTTCTGCAGGCCCTAAAATAAGTGCAGAAATGCCAGTTGCTGGCAGTTGCAATGTTAGTGCTTTTCTAATTAACACTTCACCGCCTGTATAGTTAATAATTCTGCATGTGATTTCTTTTCCTGTGATATCCACAGGTTTTTGTTCTTGGTTCAAGAACTGGAATTGAATCATATTATCAACCCCTTTGTGTAGGGTTAGTGGTTTAGCGTAGACTGGCATATATCTCCTTGGTGAATACCCGGATAGTAGCACAACAATTTGGCGCTGAGTATAGATAAAAACTGAAGTTGCATACATAGATTGGTTCTCAATCTTGTATTTAGTCTATTAACTATTAATTTATTTAAGTGGGACAGGGGGATAAATAAACGGGTAACTTTACACAATGATACAAAACGAATTTTTCAAAAAACTAAGCGAAACACACCCTTTCATAACAGTCTGCTCCTATGCTAATCAGGATTACGTTGGGATTGTACAAAACAGGGATGATGTAGTCACTACTATCTACGATTATGGTGCCATTGTGGATTCTGTAATTAAAGAAAAATTCTTAGAATTAGGGGAAGTTTGGTGGTGGGAATCAAACAGATTGATTCCTATTAACTTGTTTCTAAAGAATGACTGGGCTATGTTCAGACCCTATATCAGAACATTCAATAACAAAAGTCTAGTTATCATGCACGGCCCCACATGCAGTATGAATGAGTTAAGTAAACGCAGGTCCAAACGCAGAAGTATCACTCTGGTCAAGCGACTTGACTAACAAATTTATATGAACCACGACTAATTGTGCGTAAGCAATAGCGTGACTCTTTTTAAAGCTATAGCCATCAGCTTCCTTATCCCAGATGGTCTTATTTACTTCTTTCCATGATTTACCAATCATATGTTTCTTAGCAGGACGAATCAATGCTAAAAACATAGCAAGTCTAGGAATACTATTCACTGGTTCAGGCATCTTACGTAACGACTGATAATGATTACCCAGGTGAATTAGTCTCTCAACAAACGTTTTATCACTTAATTTAGACCAATCAGGTTCAACCATCATCTCGGTCAAATGTTCTTCACTATTAATTTGCTCATACACGTGAACGTTCAACAAATCTCACTTAAAGTAGCCCCTATTTTCAGCCTCAGTATAATCAATAGCAGCCATGTCATATATTGGATCATATGGAACATCTGTGATGTATATGCCGGTATTGTGTCTACGTATTGGTTTAACGTTACGCATTGCCGCAGGAGTATGTTTAATAAGAGACAATAATTTATCTCTATCACCAAAGTCAATGTCAATGTCTGAATCTATTCTCATTTCGGGGGTGCTACCAATTCTGCTTTGATTAATTTCATATATGCTTTTTGTACGACAATAGATTGACGTTCAGCATCTTCTACTGCTTTGTGACTTGTGCTATGCCCGCCATCTTTTAATTTTACTCCGGCAATCTCATACAATGTACGTGTATCTCTAATTGACCAAAAAGGCCAGGGAATAGGATTAGGCTGGTCTGATGTTTGCCGCCAAGCATCTTCCATTACTACACAGTCAAAGCTAGCACCATTACTCCAAACAGCACGACGGTTCCAACAAAACTTATAAAGTATCTCCATGCACTCTTTAAAAGGCATGCGACCATTATCTCCCATAGCTTCTTCAAGTGCTTCAGGACTTTGCTCACTCCACCAACGCAATGTATCTTCGTTGATACTTCTATTGTAAATCTCTGTTTGATCCTCAATAGTGGGTCGCAATTCTAGTCGTTCAACCACTCCTGAACCCTTAGGGTCAAAGCGTACCGCGCCGATAGTTAGTATCACGCAGTTTGGGGTTGTATCTAAACTCTCAATGTCAATCATTATATCATTTGCCATCTTTATTCCTTATTTTACAATTATACACTAAGTGCATAATGTGTGTAAATTTTTTCGGACATAACAACTTTATCCGGAGTATACCACCATGTATTACAATAATTTGCTTCGCCATAATGCCGGTGAAGCCATCGTACTGCCGGCGGTACGTTTTTGGTAAGAGCGTAGAAAGTTCGTTCTTCCCAACCATAATTTCCATCGGGAACTGTCTTCTTTAGTTTTGTAAAGTATACTGGTTCTACATCTTCAATTTCCTGATAAGGTGAGAATGTTCCGTTTATTCCTTGAGTAATTGCCATACATATCTCTTTTCTATTGATTCTTTGAACTTCTCAGCATCACTTTGCTTCTCAAACACTGCTCCAAATATATTGTATTGTTTATATAGGTAATGTGAATATTCATCCGTAATAGCAGTTAAGTATGCAGTATCATCTATCCATAATACCGAAGCATCTGCTTCAAAATAATTATCTAGTGTTACACCTAATCCAACACGTTGGCATTTAACCTCAGTGAATACAAACTTCAATATGTCAAATGACATATTATCTAGATTGTTTGATCTCTGAAAAGTAGGCCAGGTAACTGACCAAGTATTGTCACACAAATCGTTTAGTATAAAAGGGCTGTTCATTGGAATTTCAATAAAAATATTAGGTACTTCTTTTCGTCCATAATCTTGTACCCGTCAGTAATGTTGCCATCAACTATGTTCATCTTGATGCCATATTTTGCTTCTATGTAATCTTCAAAATCATATGCATCAAAGCTAGTAGTATCTGCCATATACTCTTTGCGAATCACTTTCAATGCTGCCCAATAGTCCCAGCGTTTCTTGCGTTGTTCTATGTTAGGATCATCGTCATCAAAATCTTGAAAAGGTCTAATTGTCGCCTTAAGGACAAAGGGTTTGATGGTCATGTTGAAAACTTAATCGTAAAGAACGTAGCAAGCTTTTCATCTTCTAGTGTGAGATACCATTCTTGATGTACCATACCTGGCAACCATTCTCTTTTAACTAACCAACCTTGCCCACCGATGCTATTATGTAAATAATGCATTCGTGGACCCACATTCTTAGCGAGCCATTGTTCTTCTTCGCTAGTAAGTCTATTATTGCGTAAAGCTATTTTGGTCGCCATATGTTAACAAATCAAATAGTGTTGCGTATTGTGTTTCTGGTTCCATATGAAACCCAGTGCCCCATACGACCCAAACTTTACGCTTGTATGCTTTAGTCCAAAACAAAGGAGTGTCAGATATACTTCGTCTAGGCCATATAACAAATGTTTCCATCCATGGATAGCAATCTGCTCCGTCAGTAATAATTGTGTAATCCATCTTTTTCTTCTTGTATCCATGCATATCAATATTCCAGCCTAGACTGCGGCCCCAATTTATAACCATCGCAGACTAAACCATTCGGCATCTTGTGATTTTTCAAATACATATGTTTTACTACGCTTCATATGTTTGCCGCTACAATTTTCTTCAATCCATGAATCAATGTCAATCGCATGATACCTATCCTTAAACCTACTTAAGTTTACTATAGTCCATCCAGCAGAAACCATCATGTCTGATATAAGCTCCCAGTCAATTTCTTCTGCTAGAATCTTGCTCATTCGTTCTTCTAATTCCAATTCTAACTTATGTTTAGGCTTGGTGTGTTTTTCTAAAGTCACTGATACATTAAACTGAACCATGTTGCTAACTCCTCTTTGTAAAAGATAAACTCTGTGTGTTTTGGAATATCACCGATCATACTATCCCATTTACTTTGATGAAACGCAAAATCAAAATCAACTCCTTGAACATAACCATTGTCTCTTAGTTTTTGTACTAAGTCTAAAGCTTCACTAGCATTTTTGTTAGTTAGTGTTACTTTGGTCATGTATATTCTTTTATAGTAATGTCTTGCAATATCTCTCCTGCAAATGCATACTTGAATGCTAAGTAAGCGTCCTTCAATTCAAATTGAATAATGTCATATGGATTTTTCTCTACTGCATTCCATATAACATGAAATCTACTAAAAGGTCCTTTGCTAGGATATTCTGCTGCCCACAGGTACATCTCAGTAGATACCCTATCAACTTTATATCTATAGGTGAAAAACGGTTTATTGTTTCCACCTTCACTATGAAAGTATTCCATCAGTCCCACCGTAACAAGAATAATGTTAAGTCTTCATCATTACACAAGAATATTTCACCTTGCTCTGTAATGTTATCTAACCAACGAGTTCGTTCAATTGCTTCTTGATATCCTGCAGGCCCTAATGCTTCAATGCACCAGGTACGAATCTCATTGCCATCAACTTCACCTTTGCCCTTCCAGGATACAGTGTGAATGTTTCGCTTACTACCATAATAGTGTTCTGTTTTGTGAGTGAATGGTGAAGTCATGACCACCTCAACATAAACCACTCATAGTCTTTTGCATCACTAAATCTAAATGTTCTGTCAACATTAAAGTACCATCGTGTCCATGCGTCAGTATATTTAGGTTCGGGGCCAAATTGTTTCACGCACCAGTTGAACGCTGCCTGTCCGTCTCTAGGCAGTTTTGCTTCATACCACTTAGCACGACTGAACTTATACTTGTGTTCTGACTTCATAGGTAATACAATTTCTTTGCAAAGATTATTTTGGAACCAAGTATTTAGAGTACTCTTGCCAGTCTGCTGGACAGCACTATAATACAAAGTCATTTGACCCTTTTTGAATCCACCCTCCTTCAGCCGGTCCCAGAGTGCTTGTTGGTACGGCAAAGGTTCTATACCTTCAGTTACGTTTTTAACAATCATTTCATCAACTTTATAATCATTAGAATCTCAATTTAAACCATACACAGTCTCGCTCGTATCTGAATTTTACACTAATAGTCAATACTTGTCTAGTCCAACGGCAATGTCTCTCAGGGTTATCTATATTTTTGTACAGCCATAGTACTACTTCTTTATGTACTAAATCTAGTTCAGTCTGATTATGGGTAACAATGTCGTGTATATGCCAAAAAGGATGGTCATCATCCCAGCCCCTAGTCCAATCATAGTATTCTTTGTGCAATTTTAGTTCCACAGTTCATTGTATAACTCAGGTACATAATCTTTTATGTTTTTATTTCTATATCTATCTGATTGTTCAATAAAATGTTTACCCGTCTCAATGATAGCATTGTCTAGTATCGGTTCATTTAACATTTCAATAGCATAGTCAATTGAGTTGTGAAACTCAATAGGCACCTGTTGTTTAATGTTCACTAACTTATCAATACCCTGTGTTCTATATTGTATAGTAGTGATTCTCATACTAGTGTACATCGGGTACGTAATCTTGTTTAATGCAATTCCATAGCTCATGGGTAAGCTATACTCAACTAGCAACTTATGCCAAAATGTATACACTTCGTCTAAGTGAATACAATTGAATACGCTAGGTGTTAGACTTAGCCCTATTGATACTTTGTCTTTGCTGGCCCAGTCTAAAAACTTTCTAAGGTTTGACTCTACTTTAGTCCATTTAATGGGGTAGCGTATGTAATCGTTCTTCTCACCGTATGCATCCAGTGATATGTTCAAGTCAATGTTACGGAAGTTACTCCACACTTCAAGTAAACTATCGTCTATGCCTGTCAAGTTAGTAACGTATCCTAAGTCTATATCAGCACTTCTACCCTCTGCTATCAAACGATGCAAGTATGCTAGATGGTTGTTGTTTATTGTTGGCTCTCCGCCCAAGAAAGTAATCTTCTTAAGATTAGTAAAATCATTTACTAATTCATCAACTAGTACAGGGTTATCTAAAATAGAATCATTATTATTAGTTATGCCCTTCATGTTCCATATAGTCTTCCATTCATCTTGCCACAGACTACTAGACCCTGGATTACATGTCATGCATTTACTGTTACATTTATTACCCACAGAAACATGCAGTGAATACACATCAGATGGTTTAATAACATCATCCCGAGTATCTTCTAATCCTCTGTTACTTCTATATGTATTGAACACCGTACGTAATGAGTCTGTGTCCGTCAGTTCGGCTTTTTTACACGTATTGCATTCAGAAGGCCATATCCCTGCCTTTAATTGACTACGAACACGAATTAAATTTATATGGTTTAATTTGTCGGCTAAGGACTTAACATTCTTTTCTTCTGCTACATATCCATATGCAGTGGCACAGCAAGGAGTTAATCTGCCACTGGATGTAGCATTCATTCCAGTATGAACTAGTGAACAAAATATCGGAGTCATTAATACCCTGCAAGGTCAAGTATCTCTTTTACTTGCTTCACGTTTTCAGGCTCACGATTGAACTTTATCTTCCATTGCTCGGGATTGATGTAATCAATGATGAGAGCAACTTGAGGGTCATTTAATCCATCTAAGAACTTTTTACCACTATTGCTATGATACAGAATCCACGGGCTTAACTTGCCAGTGGTAATACTATAGCAAATTCTATTAGTGTTACCATAGCGCAGTACGTCTTTGCTCAATATGTTTGATGCTTCTGCTAGAGTAAGAGTAGTCTCTACACTTCTAGCAATTGCGTCTAACGGATCTTCTGTTTTAAGATATTCAATAAGATACTTTGTGTATGTACTATCAGCACACCAGGTGTCAATCTTAATTTGATTCTTTAATAACCAATCAGTATACCGACTGATGTTAATAGCATTGATACCCACGCAGTGTGTTCCAAACTTAACAAATGCAGTATAGTAAGCACTCTTAATGAATTCTTCATACGTGCGATTTTTTGTGCTTGTGCTGTTCTTTTTATAAAACTGTAACCAAGATTGAAATCCTATGCGGTTTCCGGCTCTGTCTTTTTCAAGCCATCTATGCTTGTACTCACATATGTGTTTTGTAATAGTAGACTCACGTGCAAACGTGCGACCACAGAACTCACAACCATAGTGAGGTGCATCAGTTTCCAAAGTCTTTTTCGTATTGCTTGATTTCTTCATCGGTGACCAGTTGACTCAGTAAGTCTATATCGGCAATTTTCATTGACGGGAATTTGTTTGCGAGATACATTTTTCTTTTATGTTCCTCTACGTATGCATCAGCAAGTTCTTTCAAGTCACTATCATTTACATTAGAAGGATAGATTTTCTTAAAGTACTCTTTAATTTCAGATGCTTTTGCGTGTTCTTTTAACAGACTAACTTTTTCTTTAATCTGAGGGAGCCATGGATGAAATTGTTTTCCTTTGCCCGGGCTTGATGCACATAACATTAACCATTGAAGCTTGGGATGCTTAGATACATACTCGTTAAAGAAGTATTTGTTTGCGTTAACATCGGTGCTCATCACATAGTATGCTGAAAGGGCACTTGAGCCTTTAAGATAACTCATGTACTTTATCATCATA